AGCACAGGCGTTTTTTCTGGTACGCGAGGGCTGTTGGAATAGTTTGAGCCGGTCGGATCGGATGAGGGGTTTTCGCCAGAAGGCTGAGAGCCGGGGAAGTTTCTTGTCCGTGTATCTGTACGGTTATCCGCATACTTAGGCTTGAAATTACGATACAGCAACTCTAGCTCGTCCATTGCGGGGAGATACCAATTAGTCCCGCCCTGCGTTGCTGGTGCTGGGTACTGGCTCCTGACTTCATCAATAAAGTTGTGGGCTTCGTATTTGGCATCATTCTTGTTAATGATGACGTTAGTGGCCTCAAGACCGTTCCAGCGAGTAAAGCATCCAGCTTCACCTCCGCCTCTTGTTGTATCCCACTCAAGGTCACCCGTGGTTAGCCCCGATGCAGGCGAAGAGTCGCGACCGCCCTCTAGCTCTTTCGGTGCGACAATGAGCGCATAGCGAAGGCCTGTTTGATAGTCGTCATTGGACTGGATAGTGCCCTTGATGGTGTCGATAACACCAGCGAAGTAGCCGCCAGCAACCGGAGCGCCAATGTCATTGTAGGCAACAGCGCGAGCAACAGCAGGGTCTACGCCATCTTTAATTAGAGACAAGCCTGTGTCATCGGCTGTCTCATCTAATGCAGCTTGAACCTCTGTAGCGTCAAGTCCAGAATCGGTATTGTCATAACTGACTTTCTCTGGAGAGATGCCAATAATTTTCTGATCAGCGATGCTGTTGTCTGCAATCTTTGAGCCTGAAACTGTTTCATCTTCCAGCTTCAGACCAGAAACGCTGTTGTCTGGGACGTTATCAAAGTCTTCGCGAGCAACAGGAAAGCCGCCGACTGTGGAACCATCGTGTACTACGATAGTGCTCTTGTCAGTGTCAACGGTGATTTCAGCATTTGCGCCTGTAAAGGCATCATGCTCGGTTGTTGTCCCATTCCGCCTAATTACTTCCTTTGCCATATCTTATACACCTGTCGCTATGTAGTCTAAGTTATTGGTTCCAACATCGTTTCCAGCAGAGTCCCTAACCACAAAAGTCACAGAACTATTATCAAGAGACTTTCTGATAGGGAACAAGTCATCATCTGACTCAACCACTGCTGTAACTACTGGCCTGAGATGGAACCTTCTATCAAATGTGAAAGTGCTTCCTCCGGGGTCTACAGTAAGACCCTGCGCTCTCTCTTGACGCTCTGGTACGTCAACTACGGTTGTGAACTTCCTTAGCAGTTTCAGGCCAGATTCATCATCATTGTCACTTCTTAATCTGACGCGCTGCTTAATGTAACGCGCATCAACCTCACCGCGAGTCCACTCAGTCCACCCCATGAGAGAGTCATACACTTCTCTTTCTATTTCATTGTCAGTAATAAGACCGTAGTCTTCTGTCTCAGTCACGGAAGATGTTATCTTTCCGTACCTATCAATGTCTGCGTCTAAATCAGTCCACTCTTCGCCCTCATTCCTTGTCGCTATTTCGTAGACAACTAGAGGATCAGAGACAGGGATGCCAGTAAGAAGCGCACCGAGGTCTTCTGTTTCTGTAACAGAATCGGTAAGAAGTCCGTAATCGTCTTCGCGCCTTACTGCCGAATCAACAAGGCCATAGTCTTCTGTGGAATCTACGTTACTTTGGCCTACCTGAACCTGCGACCAGACTCGGACACGCTTAGCATCAAAGCCTAGGTCTTCTGTATCGGTAACAAAGTAGGCTTCTAAGTCATTGTCTGCCTCAAGCACATCCCCAACCCGAACAAATCCGAAAGATTTTCCAGTGTCCCAATCGGGATTGTGGACTGTCCTTCTAAGGTCTTCAAAAGCAGTCACCACTTCAAGATCGCGGGTTGTTGCGTTTCTTGAATAGTTGCCCGAGGTATCTACAGCCTTAATATAAAAGCGCCAAGTCCCGGGCGGAACGTCTGCCTCTGTGACTACGTTGCCTTTCTCTGCTTCAGCAATCTTAATTGAGTCATTCCAGCTAGAGTTCCCCGGCTCACCAAATCGAATCTCATAACCATCAATGTCTGGTGCAACAGATTTTCTCCATCGGAATACAACAGACTCTCCGTTTTGCACTGCGTTTAGCACTTCAACATCAGGAGGAGGGCTGGACTTTCCAACAACAGTATGTAGCTGACTTTCTGTCCACTCTGTTACAAGGTTGTTTCTTACGCCACGGACTTGAACTTCATATTCAATGCCTTCATCAACATCAAAGAAGCTGTACCTAGGATTGCTTATAACATCAGTGCTGTTCCATGACTCATCGCCTAGCGCTCTAATCCTAAACTGGTACTTCTGATCCCAGCCCGGACTCTGCTGAACGCTTGCCTCGACAAGCATGCGAACCCTAAGAGAGCCATCATCGTCAGGCAGAAGGACGCTTTCATCCGAAGCAATCCTTGTTATCTCTGGCTTTCTAGGTCTTGTGTTGTCTGCATCAATGGCTTCAGTAAGAAGCGGATCGTACTGGGGAATATCGCCTTCTAGAGCGTCCAGAATCTCTGGCGCTGAAGGAACACAAGTGATGCTCGCTACAAAGTCCCCTTCAGGCTCAATAGCTGTTACCTTGACATCAATAGACTCTTTCCCAGCCTCACCAAAGATCACAAGATCGTCTGGATTGGTCTTAGTAACAGCTTGATTAAGAAAAACAGTCTTGTTGTCAGGGTCAGTCCCGAGAGTGCAAGTCACTGTGGAAACAGTGCCGTCCTGATGCTGAATCTTTACACCGTAGTTTTCTCCTTCGTCGAAGAAAATCTCATCAACCTCGATCTCAGTATCAGAAACCACATTCTTAATCCGGCCTGCTTTTAAGCCTACAAGAATTACATCATGGTTAATCGTCAGAAGATCGCCGCGCTTGTAGCGTAGATGCTGAACGTCTTGCTTAAACGTAAACCGCTCAGGACGAAGCCTCTGCTGTGCTAGATGGTATCGACCATACTTCCAAGCCTGATCTGGGTTAGTCACGCCCTTTGCTTCTAGCGTCTCAAACTTCTGAGCGTTGCTTTCGTCAAAGCCGTCATCAAAGACGAGGCGCTCGGTGTTCTCCCAAGTAAAATCATCAACGAACCTAACCCTAAGGGCTTCTGGAACCTCAATAGCGGACACTTCAAAGCTAAAGTCAAAACTGTTGCGGGGACTGATGACCATGCGAGGCACAGTCTGCACAATGTCTCTCACTACGCTAATCTTAGACTCAGGAGTAAAGGCCCAAGACGCCAACCCTGCACCAGCAACTTCATTTGCTCTTTCTAGCGTAGTCCCAGTGCTGTCAAAGACACCGTTGTACTCCCATCCGATGTCCTCGCAATAGTCAGCCCAGTCTTTCAGTGCTTGAGCGTCAAGATCATTCTTAGTGAGCGGCCTGCGGTTTGCTGTGCCTGTCCAAATATCTGCAAAAGCCCAAGCGGGGTTGTTGGTAGCTTGCTTGACCCAACTCTGACCGTTGTAAACATCAAGAACAGAAGTGCCCAGCACAGACAAGTCTTCAACCCGCCCGTTTAGCTGATCTGTTGCTCGGATACGCATAGCCATGACCACAGTGCCATCAACATCAAAAGGCTGGACACTGCGGATCGTGCGAAGCGCACTCCAAGTTAATTCGTTTGAGATTGCTGTTTTTCTTTTGTGAGTTGTAAGATACCGCGTCAATTTTACTTCATATTGACCACGCGGGACTTTCCATCTGTAGCCTTTCCGTACAGTCTCTTTTTTTGTTGAGTTTACTCTGAAATCTTCTTTTTCAGTTATCCACTCAGTTTGGCCTACTTCACGATATTCAATCTTAAAATATACAGTAGCTGCTCTAGTTTTAGCATCATTATCAACAGAAAATAGTGTCCCAGTCAAATCAATACTGATTTCATCAGCATCTGTATCGGTAGTACGAATAGCAGACTCGTTCTCTTCTCTTATAAACTTGTAGAGGATAAAGTCTGCTATTTTACTGCCTGTATTAGGGTCATCGTCTGTTAAAAGGTCTGCGTTCTGAAAACCCGTAGTGAATCCGGGCTGCGTTTCAATGATTTGATTCGAGTAAATAGTCATTTGGTCGGGAGTCCCAACCTCAAACTCCACTTCATCAAATAACCCGATGTCAGTGTCACCAATCCTGATCGCAGAGCTAGCGATGTTTGATTGCTCTGTAATCTTGCTGTATCCATCACCTACAACTTGGCCGCCAATCTCTATAGGCCCATAGCCAAGGCACACCATCATGCGAAGATACTGGTCATCGCCTTTTATCTCTGTAAAAGGCTTTGCAGTCATTGGGATAGGTGGGAAATACCTGAAAGTTCCGTACAGCCTAGGGATGGGCTTAAAGGCTGCTGTCCGGTTAGATGCGCCAGTCAGGGCCTCTAGTCGGTTAAACGAGTCGGGCGTATTGGGTTGATCGACTTGCTGGGGAGGAATTAGTGAGTTTATCGCCATGTTTCCAGCAACAGAAATAGCCGTTCCTGCTGCCAAAGCTGCAAACTCACCGGCAGCAAAAGAAGCGCCAAGCGCAGGAGCAAGAGCCCCTGCCGAAACAGCAACAGCAGCCGCAGCAACAATAACTCCAGCTACAGAACCCAAGGCTCCATCATCTTGAGGCAAAGGCCACAAAACAACGGTAGCGCCATCTTTGACACAAGTTAGCCTATGCATTTCCTCGGGCACTTCTCGCCCGTTTATATAGGCAGCAACCGGAGCGCCGCCAGCAATCTGATAGATACTCTGACCGGCTTCTACATCAGCGTAAACCCATTCTGGCTTAAGGGGGTGCTTACTTGCTTGAACCGCAACGCTCATTGTTTTTCCTTTAGAGCATAAAATCCAAAGAAATGCTTGTCTACCACATCCCTTATTTTCCTCATCTTTACAGGCCGAGGTGAAACAGACTGCAAATATAACCCTTTACCAACATTTATTAGAATATGCGGCCCTCTGTTTTCAATTATCGCAATATCGCCTATATTTGGCTTTTCAGTCTTAGACCACATAGCATCTAAAAACTCATTCAAAACCCTCCAGCAAGAGGTGGTATCTCTTACAGAAAGACCTTTTTCCCAGTTGTCAAAATAAATACCGTATTCTCTGTCGTAGAAAAGCCTAAGCAGTTCAGCGCAGGACAATGGGTTGGTTATCTTATGTTCAAGATAATTGCTTACATCTATAGATGGTATATTGCTTTCAGTCGCTGACAATGGATTCTTAGCTAGAGGTAAATTACTCATTGTTGTACCTGTAGAATCCTTCTATTCTGTTGACCCATCGGACATCTTCGTAGTCTTCTATGCAACTAGTCCCGCCGTTGTAGCTGTGCAGCATCATGTTCGGGCCGATGACTACAGCAATGTGCCAAGGCCGCCCTCTGACTATCGCCACATCTCCCTCTCTAGGAGAATGCACCTTGGTTGTTAGCTCAGACAACTTTCTTTGAACCCTAGCAGTTCTATCTTTGTTCTGAGCTTGCTCTAGTCCCTCGTCTTGTTTCCCAAGGTCAATGCCATACACGCCACGGAATACTTGCTCTACTAGACGAAAGCAACCGTGAGGCGGCTCATACTCAATGCCGATGTAAGGTCTGTACTTATCTAGCGACATTGCTTGGAGCAAACTGTAGGGCTGGGAAGGCGTCGTTAAGAGCGCCTTTAAGGAATGATGCCCGAAGCGTGATTTGTGTTGCAGAACTGCCAGTCATCGAATCAAACTCAAACTCAACAGGCCCGAACTCAATACTATCCGGCTGGTCTGCTAGGACTATCTCATACTTGATCTTAGCCCTTTCTCTGCTACCAGCAAGTTGCCGAACACCCTGAACAATCCTTTGATCTACTGCATCAGCAGTAATGTTTATTGCTGGTGGCCTATCACCATTTTGTGTGGCTGCGCTTACTTTGAAAGGGAAGCGTTGGAAGATTGCCTCGCTCCTGATCAAATCTTGAGTGTCATTGACTAGGAAAATATTAGTCATCTCTGAGTGACTGATCTTCAAACATTCAAGAAATACTTTGTCTGTAGCAGATGCCAGAACCGCTTGTAATGCGCGTTGTGATAATGCCATTACGGAATAATCTCTAAGTTAAGGCTTACCTGATAAAGTTCGCCAGAGACGGCAGAGATGGATATAGGACTGTTTGCAACAAACCTTAGAACTGCTGCCTCATCTGTAATTGGGTGCTTCCAGTCAAACTCTAGCGCACCGTGGCTGAGAGTGTTCTTCCAAAAGTCAAACAAAGTGCTATACTGCGTAGAGTCTACCCAGATTCGCGCCCTGAAAGGCTGCACTGCCGCTGTGAACCGCTGGCGCTGGAAAGCCTTGCCCGTGTCCATGTCAGTGCGAATAGCGCCTTCAGGAGCCTGCAACTGAAAGTCTTGCTGGTGTACATCCTGCGGTAGTGATGAGGGCCATGTAGCCATAGTTAGAACTGCCCCTGTCTGCGTGCGCCGTGGCGACGGAAGATGCCGTCTAGTTGACCCTGAGAATCAAGACGTTCCATACTAGATTTGACCATTACATCAACAGTCATTTCCCCATTCGGGCCTCGGCGCTTATTCTGCTGTTCGGACTGGAGTTGTTCACCGCTTTGATTGATGATGTTGACGGTCACGTCTCCACCACCGCCCATCTGATGATTAGGCACGATCTGACCGTCCTGCCGAGGGACGAACAATTCTGGGCCACGTTCGCCAACCATGTGCGCCGTCTGTCCAAAGACGTTACCGCCGTTAGCTCTCGCTGGGCCAATTCCTCTCACATTTGGAGAAGCGCCGCCGCCGATAGATGCGCTGCCTGCACCGCCTCCGAACAAGTTGCCTGCTGCGCCAATAGCAAAATCAGTAATCCCCTGTGCTAAAGGGTCTGCGATTTGCTGCTGAACTAGTGTCCTAGCTATCTGGCGAGCAAGATTGGCGAATACGTCGCTTGCAGACTCAGCCTGCATAATGATGTCAGTTAAGCCTTCGCTGATGTCGTTCTGAACTGTATCTGCAACATCTTTCAGTGCAAATTGCCACTTATTGAAAGCCTTTTCTCCAACAGTGCCACTCTCTTGCACCAACTTCATCAGCTTTTCTTGCTGACGTTGCTGCTCTAGTAGTTCATCTGAAACAGGGAACGGTGCCCGCTCTGTGCCACCAGTTATTTCAATCCTTCTAGGCCCGCCGTCTTGCTGGCCTTGTAACTCTGTTTCTCCACTAGCCACAATCTCTGAAAGCGCAGCAAGAACGCCGCCTACAGCAGCACCACCGACAGCGCCTCTGCGACCGCCAACAGCACCGCCGAGTTTTGCAGAAAGACCGATAAGAGCAAGAGAGCGGCCTACGCGAACAATCGTGTCTGCGTTCTCTACAAGGAAAGAGAGGCTATCCCCAATGAAGTCGCCTAGCGTCTGCAACCCTTGTTGAAACTGTGGGTCTGCAATGGCCTGACTAAATGATTCAGAATCTCCAGCAAGGCTGCTCATAAGCCCTTTCTGGAAGTTGACCATCATGGTCTTATTTAAAATATCTAATTGGTCTGACAGTTCTTCGGCGTTCTGTACAGCATCGCCGCCTAGCACCAACCCTAACTCGTGTGCGCGTGCGCTCATTTCTCTAACAGCGTCTTCGCCTTCTGACAAAGCACCTGCTAGTTTTGGCCCAGCGTCCTCACCAAAAATCTCTGATGCTTTTGCAGCCCGGCGGCTTTCGTCTTCTACCTGAGCAAGTTGGCGAAGCGTATCTTCTAGGACTGCCTCTGTTCCTCGAAGGTTGCCTCCTGTGTCTTCAATAGCGATCCCTAGTTCGCCAAATGTGTCCTTAGCCGCGCCAGTTCCGTCTGCCGCAAGACCAAGCCTACGGTTGAAACGCCGAATAGATGAGTCAACTTCAGTGTCCGTTGTGCCAGCCAACTGACCAAAAGCAAAGCGAAGTTCCTGAATCCTCTCAGCCGACACGCCAGCCGTCTGTGCCATCTTGCCAATTTGGTCAGCAGCGTTGATTGCGCTTGCTGTGTATCGCTGTAAAGCACGGACAGAAAGAGCCGCGCCAATACCAGCAACAGCCCTAGTAGCGAACTTGCTGGCCGTCCCCATCGCACTTGTGCTGGCGGCTGCGGCTTTGGTCTTAGCGTTAAACTTTCCTACAGCAGCGCCCGTCTTCTGGGATTGCTGCCCAAAGCGCCCCATATCCGCCTGAGCCTGCTTGACTTGGCGGCTGTCGACTCTTAATCCAATGGAATATATATCCACCTAGTCTTCCTTCTTATATCTGCTGTGCATCCTGAGTGCGGTAAGCACTCGCTCTGACACAGATTTTTGATCGACTTGTTCCGAGGTGTAGGGTGGTGGAGCATCCCGATCTGATGACTTGCCGTATTGTCCGCAATACTCTTGAGAAAGTGCTTTTAAGAATCTGCACTCTTCCCAAGTTGGAACAATGCCTGTCATCCTAGACCATGATTCTATTTCTCTGTAGGTAAGTGGCATCGGGCCGTAGCCTGATGGTTCAAATATGCCTAGTTCAAAAAGCCACTCAAGTATATGCTTGTCTGTCTCAACTTCTGGAAGCCTAGTCAGGTCGCTACCGCGCTCTTCTAAAATCTTCCATCTGCTTCTGGGCTTTTCGTTGCCCTTTTTCTCTGGTCTAGCCTGTAGCCAAGCTAGGTGACGAACATATAACTTGAGGGCTTCTATACTTTTGGGGCGTAGTTCTCCAGATGAGAAACGAAAGCGATAACTTGCTGACCGATCCAGTCTTGCTCAAGGTAGAGGCTGATGGCGTTCTTATGGTTGTATTTCAACTTCTCGCCATTCATCTCGATATTGTCAGACCAACCAACAGTTAAGGCAGCAAGAAACTCCGCGCCAACGAGGTTGCTTTCCTCTTCTGTCAAGTCTTTCTTGTTACTCTTGCGCTCGCGCTCCGCGACTGCATTGCGAGCAGCGGTTGACTGGATGCCGTACAAATAAATGTCTACTGTGTCTCCGTTTTCATCCACTAGAATTTCATCGGTGAAAGGATCACGGAGATGTAGGGTCTGCGCGTTATCTGATGCAACCGTTGTGTTGTACTTCGTAATATCCATGAGATGCTGTCTCCGCTGTCGAAATTAGGCGCTGTCCGAGGCTGAATAAAGCGGGGACTGACGCTGACAGCGAAACGCCAGCCCCCTACCGGCTAGGCCGGATTACTTACGCTGGTGCAACTTCAATGATGTCATTGGTGATGCCAATGGTTACACTTGCTGAGGTGATCTGATCCACGCCACCGACGTTGGTGGTGTAGCTCATAACCTGAGCGGCAAAGTAAAGGTGTGTACCGTCCTGAAGCTCTACATCAAAGTAGTAGCTGTTATCACTGTCCAGCGCATCCTGAAGAAGCGTCTGGCCTGCGTCGCTAGGCACACGGGCTACGCTCATGCTGATGTTGCCATCGTTGTAGCTGCCCTTACGTTTGACAGTCCGACGATCACCCAGCGGGTTGAAGGTCACTTCGCTGTACTCACGACCAAACTCACCGAGGTCGGAAACCTCTCCTACCTCAGTAAATGTGAGTGCTTCAAAGCCGGTTGAATCATAAGTAGTTGGTTCGCTATCAGTCAGGCTAATCTTTGTGCCTGCGCTAGTGAATGCTCCTGATGCCATGTTTAATGCTCCTATCTAGTGTTACTGCTAATGGCGCGTTTTAATTCTCTCAGGGCTTCTCTCAGAGTTACCCTTACCATCCCTCTGGGTGCTTGCTTTGACCAGTTGTCGTACTCAAGGCGGCGAATGTACGGCAAGTTATTGGTCAGGTAGTAGACGTTTCCTGCAATCTGCTCTTGTATTCCTGTTATTCTTGAAGCAGATTCATTTGTTGTCTGCTCTGTGGTGTCGTCGCTTGGGGAATCAATACTAGGGAACCAGTTGGCTCTTGCTCGACCACCAACGTATCCGGGTGGTGCTGAGTTAGGGTTCTGCCAAGTAGAAGGCTGCCCTACTGGTGTACGTTCGATGATTCTTTGTGATAACGAAACCGCGACGTCTGTAACTACTTCATCAATGCCCCGATTGTACTTCTGAGCGACATCTGTCAGCAGTTGCGAGATGTCTTTCTCTTTAGCCATCAGGCAATCACTCTCCAGTTAATAGAGACAGGCACTGTGTACCAAACGTCATCAATAAGTGCTGGCGCTACGTCAATCGACTCAATAAAGATGTTGTTGTCTAGGTTGCGCTGTGCGCCGAAGTGATCTGAAACATCAGAAGCCATCTGCTCGATCTGACCAGCGCCGTTGCCCACTGGCCCTGCAACTGTTACCTGATAAACGCCCGGAGTCTCCTGAGCGTAGCCCATGTTGAAAAGCGAACCCCCGGCTGGCAAATTAGCTACCTGAAGGTGAATCTCATCAATGCTAGGTGTGTAGTCTACGTTAGGCCAAGCCACATCAGGCAGGTTGGGCATCTGAGACAGCCGAACATCAAGTGTCTTGCTAACAGTGCGAATGTCCATCTACTGCCTCACTTGTGCTTCGGTAAAGATAACTGTTGAGGCTGGCTGTAGAGGGCTGGCTGTCAGTACGCGCCACTTCTCGCCGTTGCGCTCAACTCGATCATCTACCTTGACTTCACCCTGAATCAGAAGGCGAGCGTCCCCGCGCTGCACAACAGACCCGTCAATATCATCGTTATCGTAGTCCAGCCAAACAACGTCTCTGCTGAATGTTTCTTCTGAAGCGGTGGTTGTGCCCGTTGCAGGGTCAAAAGTCTCACCAGACTGCCGTGTGAACGTCAGAGAGGCACCAAACTGGTTAAGCAGCCGGTCTGCAAGCGCCCTAGATGCTGAGTAGTCAAACTTAGCCATTAGACTCGGCTCACGCTGACCATGTTAGTGCTGGCTGTGCCGCCGCGTAGATACTTACGCAGTTTCAGGCGAACCATCGGATCAAAGCTGCGGTTGCTTGCGCCGTCCTGATACTCAACAGATAGGACGTCTACGCTCTCGCGCTTAATCGCCGGAGTCACTGTGGCAAATGGGCTGTTGCCTTGGTCAATAGCAATCGCTGTCTGATACTCTGCGTCGATGATGTCCTGTGGGACTTCTGAATCATCTAGTTCAAAGCCATCAATGTAGGCGTTCTTACGCGGCCACTGATTAGCCTGCCCTTCGTTAGTGATCTGCCCAATGTACTCAAGGGCTTCAATGTAATCGTGAGCTAGTGTCAGAAGAATGTCTGTGCTCTGCTCTAGCGTAATGCCGCGAGCGGATGCAAAGTCTGTAAGACCTGAACCTGTGCCGTATGCCATGTCTATCCGCCTCTATATCCGCTTGCTCTGATTGCTCGGCCTTGTCGCTCTGCTCTAGCCTTAGCGCCACGACCGACGTAGCATGTTCCTGATGATCCCCACTTCCAGCCTCGGCGTCCGTTCTTTTGGCATCTCTGTACTGGCATCAGTCATCTAGGGGCGTCGGCCCCTCCTCTTGACTTACTGACCCATCGCAGTGCCAATCGGCACGGGCTAGATCGTTGGGAGATAGATTATCGCTGGTGCTGATTCCGGCAGAGCGAGCGCAATACTGATCGCCTGCTGGTGTACCGGGGCGAATGCGGCTCTCTGTTGAGCCGAAGTTGATGGTGCGCCCCTCGGACGTGATCGCTGCCTTTTGTTTCCCTTGGGCGCGAGACTCACGAATAGTGACCACCTGACCGTTGATTCGATAGCGTTTACCAATCTCTAGTGGCATTAGCCCTGTCCTATGCGCTCTTCAAAGATCAAGTTATAAAGACCAGTAACGTCAGAGTTGCCTATAGCCTCAAACTGTAACCAGTACTTTCCCGGCCCTACTCCTCGTTCACCGCCTGCCTGAATGTAGTTAGAGGTGGCTTTTGACGTAGAACCAGAACTTCGTGAGCGAAGAATGTCAACAACCTCTGGGTCGCCGTCAAAGTTTGGGTCAGCATCGCCGCCATTCTCAAAAACTGCTGTTCTTGTGTAATCTGGGACAGAAGGTAGCGTGTTGTTAGGCAGTACGTTGGATGTAACACCGTCAGGCTCAGAGAATGCGGGAGGGTTTGTTAAACTTGTGTCCTTCCAAACCCTAAGCCTGAGGGTGCCTTCTTCTGCCTCAATAGTCTGGTTTCTGATTATAAAACCATCTTGTCCAGTATCTACAGTGACGCGCGTCCAGAGACTAGTTCCTGCCGGGATGTCTAGTTCACGAAAGAAACGAAACTCACGACCGTCGAAAAATCCCGTGTTTGCCGGGTCAACCTGCACCCTGCGGACAGCAAACTTTTTACTGGTCAGAAGGTCGCTTGGGCCAAATTGATCGACAGTGTAAGTCACGTCTCGTTACGATCCTTCCGATCCTTCCGGCGCTGTTGAGCGTAGTACGCTCGGAACGCCAGACTCCCCGGTTTCGCGAACGTCCTCAGTCCGGGTAGTTCCGCGTCGGGTCTTACCTTTGGGTTTCGCTTTGGCATCTTTAGCAGCCTCTCGCTGGGCGCGTTTTACGCGCTGGAGGGTTTCAAAGTCGATTGGCTTGTTTGGCTCTAGACCATCTTTGTTAGCCATGTTTGAAATCCTTTATGTTGTAAGGGGCCAGCCCCTCCGTAGAGGGGCGAGGCCGGATCACCTACCTTTCGGTTTAGTTGGTGATGAGGAATGCGAGCGGGATGTTCTTCCGCTCAATTACGCGGTCAACAGTTGCCGCAGTGGCAAGCTCGGCCTGCGTGAAGGAAACGCCTGAAGGCGTGCCCGTGGCCTGGAAGCCGAACGGATGCAGAATCCAAGTGTTACGAACCCACAGCGTTTCAACGCCGCCGCCGTCGCCCTGATCTGCGTAACGCTCGATCTCTACCGGAACCTCGGGGTTGCCTTCACCGTAGCCAAATGCACCAGCACCGAAGAGTACTGAGGTGTACTTGAAGCCGTCTGTGGAACCTGCTTCGACGTTCATACCGTCATCAACGATAACGCGAAGACCAAGGTACGTCGGAATGGTCAGACGGCCCTCGGAGTCCGGGATAAAGTCGATGTCGTCATTCTTGACCATTTGGCTGTAAACAGCACTGTGGACAGAAATGGCGGTAAGCTCATCGTAACGGTCGCCAAGCGTGTTGGTGGCCTCTACGAAAGCATCACGGTTGAACTTCGTGCCTGCGTCCTGATTGGCAATAGCATCAGCAGCAACATCGACAACCATGTCGCCGCCGTCGTTAGCCACGTTGTCGGCAATGATGCCGTTCGTGGTAGCAACTAGACGACGCTGCCACTGACGCTCGAAGTACATGTCGGTACGGTTACGAACCTGATCGATAGCACGGGCACCCAGAGCAAGCTCACTTGCTAGGTCAGCAGCCTGCCAACCTTGGTTGACAAATGCCTTACGCGCGATCTGCTCGCCCTGCACAACCTTCTGAGGCGTAGCAGTTGAGCTAGGATCGTCGGTGGAGTAGTTGACCTCTACACTGCCATCAAGGTCTTTCCAGAAAGGAAGCTCGGCAGTCTTACCGGCAGCACCAGCAAGCTCGTCAAGAAGAGCGTTGCGGGTAACAACACCAGACTCGAAGAAAGCCGTCTTCTCTGGGCCGTTTACCGGAGGAAGGTCGCGGAATACTGTGACGTCAATAATGTCACTCAGTCGAGTAGTAGCCATTGTGGTTTATCTCCTATCGTTGGCCGTAAAACTCATCTCGAAGACGCTGATACTCTGTCGGGTTTTCTGCCCGAAGTTCTGTGAGTTCTGCGCCACTCATTTCAGAAAATGATTTGTTGCTTACGGCCCCGCCGTTATTCGATCCAGAAGCCCCGCCTCCGGTTGCACCCGATCCGTCTACTAGGAACGGGTATTTCTCTCGCAAGTGGCTAAGAAGTTTATCCTTGTCCACTGGCACGCCGCCAAGCTCGAAAGTCACGCCATCGTCGCTGTACTTGGCATACTGCATGGCCTTTTCCTGTAACAGTTCTCCCCGTGCTGTGTCGCGGGTGAGTTCAGAGGCAACCTTGAGTGCTTCATTACCGATCTCCTGTTGGCGGATACGGTTCTGGAACTCTTC